AGCCAGCGTCAGGCCCGGGTCTTACAACCCTCGGACAACTCGCGACATTCCCGCCCCCGCGCCAGCATCGGCAGAGACCACGCAAGAGCCCAGACTGGCTGGTTGTGCTGGCAGTCCAGTGCGAACCCGTCTCCCGAATTCCCTAATTTCAGGAGTCTGCAGGGAACCCCGGGCATCCGCGCGCGCCTGCCCCGGCCTGAAAGCGCCGTCGCTGCTGGGGTTTGAGGGCCTTCCACGTCAATCAGGCTCCGCAAGAGCAGGGAATCCGTGGGCCGTTTGCTAGGACCGCCACCGCCCTATGGAGGGCAAAGAAGCTGAATGGCCATGATGCCCGGCGCCAGCGGCGTCCAGCCACTCCATCGCACCTGTGCCCAAACGCATTCTACGAACTTCGCAAAAAAACACTTGCGCCCCGAGACGCGGGCACCAAGCCGCGGCGTCTTGACGCACCGCCCATCCCGGGCGGCGCGAAGGACCATCGCCATGAGTACGCATTCAAACGCTCTTTCCGCCATCGCCAACCTCAAGCTGGAGGTGACCAGCCGCCGCCTCGACGAATTGCGCCCGCACCCGCGCAACCCGCGGACCCACCCGGCCCGCCAAATCAAGAAGCTCGCCGACAACATCAAGCTGTGGGGGTTCCTGGTCCCCGTCGTGGTCGACGGAACCGGCCAAATCCTCGCCGGCCACGCCAGTGTCCTTGCCGCGCGCAGGCTGGGCATGGTCGAGGTGCCGTCGATCTGCGTCGACCACTTGGACGAGGCGCAGGCTCAGGCCTTTCTGATCGCCGACAACCGGCTCAACGAACTCTCGACCTGGGATGACCAGACGCTGGCCGAGCTACTGTTGCATCTCTCGCTGCAGAACGCCGACTTCTCCCTCGACCTCACCGGCTTCGACATGGGTGCGTCGGGAGCGCTGGCAAGGCGGCCAAGGAGGGCAAGGCCGATGCCTTGCCGGAAATCGTGTCCGGGCCGCCGGTTACCCAGCCCGGTGACCTCTGGCTGCTCGGCCGGCACCGGGTGCAGTGCGGCAGCGCGCTCGAAGCGGACAGCTACGCGTCCCTGATGGAGGGAGAGAAGGCAGCGATGGTCTTCACCGACCCGCCTTACAACGTGCCGATCCGGGGGCACGTCGGCGGGCTTGGCCGCATTCAGCATCGCGAGTTCGTCATGGCCTCCGGCGAGATGAGCACGGCGGCGTTCACCACGTTTCTTCGTGACGCGCTTTCGCTCTGTGCCTCGAGCAGCATCGACGGGGCACTGCACTTCGTCTGCATGGATTGGGGGCACCTGCGGGAGCTGCTGGCCGCAGCCGATGACGTCTACACGGAGCAGAAGAACCTGTGCGTGTGGGCGAAGGACAATGCCGGCATGGGTTCACTGTATCGCAGCCAGCACGAGCTGGTGGCGCTCTTCAAGGCTGGCACGGCGCCGCATCGCAACAACGTCGAGCTTGGCCGGCACGGGCGCAATCGGACAAATGTGTGGCGCTACCCGGGGGTGAACTCATTTGGGCGCAAGGGGGAGGAGGAGCACCTGTCCTATCACTACAAGGTGCTGGGTGAAGAGCGCGCGTATCCTCGAAGCATCGGGGAAGCGCTGCATCCAGCCCGCGAGCCGTTGGCGACGCTCGAGGAAATCCGCAGGAACATCGGCGAGTATGTCTTTGTCGGCCAGTATCAGCAGGCGCCCGCTCCGCGGGAAGGCGGCATGGTGAAGCGGGGCTGGTTCCAGCACTACGGGATGTCGGAGCGGCCGGAGTCGTTCGAGATGGTGCTGCAGAGCTGGGATACGGCGAACAAAGCGTCCGAGCTGAGCGACTACAGCGTATGCACCACCTGGGGATTGTCGGGAACGCGCATCTACCTCCTGCACGTGCTGCGCAAGAAGCTCGACTACCCCAGCCTGAAGCGCGCCGTTTGCGAACAGGCGGACCTGCACCAGGCCGAGGTCGTGCTGATCGAGGACAAGGCCTCCGGCACGCAACTTATCCAGGAGCTGTCGCAGGACGGGATGCACAGCGTGAAGCCCTACCGTCCCGATGGAGGCATGAACAAGCAGATGCGAATGAATGCCCAGACCGGGGTGATCGAGAATGGCTTGGTGTTCCTGCCCGCCGCCGCCGAATGGCTCGACGCATACCTACACGAGATGACGACCTTCCCTGCGGGAAAGCACGATGATCAGGTCGACTCGACCGCCCAGGCCCTGCACTGGATCAAGACGGGAAGGATCCCAGAGCCCGGCATTTACGCCTACTATCGCCAGATGGCTGAAAAGCAGGGCATCACCGTCCCGGCGTGGTGAAGGTGAGCGTGGCCGGGAGACGCAAGGGTCAACGCCCGTGACCGCGACGCTGCGGTCTGGCGTTCAACGCCGGGGCAGCCCGGCGGGCAAAGCTGCGGTCGAACTGCCGACCGGACTTGAGCTGCCGGCAGCAGACCGCCGAAACAAATGGATGCTGGTATCCATCAAGCTGGTCGACACCTTTCGGTGTGGCCAGCATTGTGAGCAGTTCTGAATGTGACGCAGGCGGTTAAGGCGGTCGGGTTCAAAGCAGTCCGCCATCCACGACGAACATCTGCCCCGTGCAGCCCCGGCTGTCGTCCGCCGCTAAGAACAGCGCCATGCGGGCGCACTCAGCCGGAAGCGCTGGTACTTGGTGCACGTCCGGCGTGGCAGGGTCGACTATCCCACACTCAAGGCGCGGGTCCAGGCCCATGCCATTGCATGGAAAGCCACCCAGGTGCTTGTCGAGGAGAGTGGCACGGCTGTGGGCCTGCTGGATGAGCTGAAGCACAGCGTCTTGGGCTTGACCGGCGTGAGGCCCGACCGCGACAAGATCAGCCGAATGGCGATCGCGTCGGCGGTGTTTGAGGCCGGCCAAGTCTACTTTCCCGTGAAGGCCGAGTGGCCTCCGGAACTGAAGTCCGAGCTCTTCATGTTCCCCGGCGGCACTCACGACGATCAGGTCGATTCCACCAGTCAGGCCCTGCTGCATGGTAGCAATCCCGCGGCTATCTGGGCGATGCTTGCGGGGGATTAGCCTTCTGAGGTCAGAGCTGCTGCCGGAGGGCGCGCCTGACATCAAGGTTCACGTCGGACTTTGGTCTGGAGGTCGAAGGGCTTGATGGTGGAAGCCCCTGCAAGCTAGAACGGGCACTCCCGAACGGGAGTGCCGACGAGCGCTGGAGCCAGTCCCCGAGGGGTGATGCCAGGCACGGCGGCTGTTGGTTCAACAGGTCAGTTGACCTGGCCACAGAGGAGCGATCCAGATGAACTTCCGTCCTTTGCACGACCGCATCGTGGTCCGCCGTATCACCGCTGAAGAGAAGACCCAGGGTGGCATCATCATCCCTGACACGGCCAAGGAAAAGCCGATGGAGGGCGAGGTGGTCGCCGTTGGGCCAGGTGCGCGCGACGAACAGGGCAAGATTCAATCCTTAGACGTCAAAGCCGGCGACCGCGTGCTCTTTGGCAAGTGGTCTGGAACCGAGGTGAAGCTGGAGGGCGAGGAACTCATGATCATGAAGGAATCAGATGTCATGGGCGTTATCGAAAGCCAAGCGGAGCAGAAGAAGGCGCCGAAAAATCCGCCGAAGGGCAAAAGCACGGGAGTGAGCTAAATGGCAGCCAAGGATGTACGGTTCGGCGGTGACGCCCGCCAGCGCATGCTGCGCGGCGTGGATGTCCTCGCCGATGCAGTGAAGGTCACGCTGGGCCCCAAGGGCCGCAACGTGGTGATCGACAAAAGCTACGGCGCGCCGCGGATCACCAAGGACGGCGTGACCGTCGCCAAGGAGATTGAGCTCGGCGACAAATTCGAGAACATGGGCGCGCAGATGCTGCGAGAGGTCGCGAGCAAGACCAGCACTGTCGCGGGCGACGGCACGACTACCGCCACGGTGCTGGCGCAGAGCATCGTGCGTGAGGGCGCGAAGGGCGTGGCGGCGGGGCTGAACCCGATGGACTTGAAGCGCGGCATCGACAAGGCCGTGGCCGCAGTTCTCGAAGAACTTCAGAATCGGACGCAGAAGATCACGACCCCTGCAGAAACGGCGCAGGTCGGCACCTTGTCGGCCAACGGTGATGCCGAGATCGGGCGCATGATCTCCGAAGCCATGCAGAAGGTCGGCAACGAGGGTGTCATCACCGTCGAAGAGGCCAAAGGTATGCAGA